GTGAAGATGTAATCATTAAAGAGTTGCAAGATTACATCACTAGAACGTATGATCAGCATTATTCTGCTGGTTCTGATAAGATTCAAACTCTTGATCTGATTGAAGCTTGTGGTGATGGTGAAGCATTCTGCAGATCCAACATCCTCAAGTATGCCTCTCGCTATGATAAGAAAGGCACTGCACGTCGTGACATTATGAAGATCTTGCATTATGCTGTACTTCTGATGCATTTCAATGACAAAAATGCACAAAATGAACTCTATCCCCAGTGATGAAAATTCGTAATCTTATGAAACTGTCTGAAACTACTGTCAATCTACTGAAGAACTTCTCTTCTATCAATCAGTCTATTTTGTTTAAGGAGGGTAATAAACTGCGTTCAATTTCAGTAATGAAAAATATTCTTGTTGAGGCAACTGTTGAAGAATCTTTCCCTAAAGATTTTGGCATTTATGACCTGAACCAGTTCTTAAATGGTTTGTCACTTCATACAAGTCCTGAACTTGATTTTGCTAAGGATGAGTATGTGATGATTAGAGAAGGAAAGATGAGATCAAAGTATTTCTTTGCTGATCCTACTGTCATTGTTGCTCCTCCTGAAAAAGAGATATCTCTTCCTACAGAAGATGTATGTTTTGATCTAACAAGTCAACAATTGGAGAAACTAAAGAAAGCAGCATCTATCTATCAACTTCCTGATATTTCTGCTATTGGTGAGGCAGGTGTTATCAAACTAGTAGCACGTGATAAGAAGAATGATACTTCCAATGATTTTTCTATTATTGTTGGTGAGACTAATTCTGAATTCACATTCAATTTTAAAGAAGAAAATCTAAAGATTGTTCCTGGATCTTATGATGTAGTAGTTTCTTCTAAACTTCTCTCTAGATTCGTTAATCAAAATATTGATGTCACATACTTCATTGCACTCGAACCTGACTCAACCTTCAGTTGATATTCCCCTTAGAATATTAGGTAGTATTGGAGTCATTACTGCCTATTTTATTGTCTTGCATATCAATGTAACAGTGGGTGTATGTCTGCATTTTCTTGCAGATTTAATCTCTGTTCCATATTTTATCAGGACAAAATCTTGGGATGTGGTTATAATGTTATCATTCCTTTTGATAATCTCTTTATCAAAAATACTATGAATATCTTTGTAACTGATCCTAGTCCCTGGCATTCTGCTAGGGTTCTACCTGACAAACATATTGTCAAGATGCCCCTAGAAACCTGTCAAATGCTTGCTATTGTGTGCTCTGACAAATGGGGTCATGGGTTTGGCACTCTTCCTAGAGCAGATGGTACTCCCTATGCTACTAAGAAGGGTGCTTTTCGTAATCACCCTTGTACTATTTGGGCAAATGAGTTTGTGACTAACTGGCAGTGGCTCCTTGCTCATGGACTTGCTATGTGTGATGAGTACACTGCTCGCTATGGTAAGGTCCACACCTGCCAGAAGACCCTTCTAGCAGCAAAGGAGATCCTTCCTACAGCAGACCCTCAAGGTCGCAGTGGAAAGAGTCCAACACCTTTTGTATTTGCTGGACCTGATGAGTTCAAGTATGATACAAGCATTGATATCTTCACTGCTTATAAGATGTATATTTCATCTAAACCATGGGTAAAAGATAACTATCTTCGTATCCCAGATCGCAAACCTGATTGGGTGTAATGAAACATATTTTATTTACTTTGAAAGGTTGCCCTTTTGATTTGCTTGATGACAAAGAGTTTGTAAGAATGGTTTTGTTTAGAGCATCAAAAGAATGTAAGTCAAATCTGCTTGATTTGACAGTACACAAGTTTGATCCTCAAGGTGTGACTGGAATTGCTATGCTTGCTGAGAGTCATCTCAGTATCCATACTTGGCCTGAAAATGGTATGGCAGTTTGTGATGTCTTCACTTGTGGGGATAGTGCTATGCCTGAAAATGGTGTAGAATATATGAGAGAACAATTGAAGGCAACTGATATTGTGTCTAATGAATTTGTTCGTCCTTTGGAATGATTATGAGTCGTAGTGAATTTGTTTGGGTTGAGAAGTATCGCCCTAAAAAGATTGAAGAGTGTATTCTTCCTGACAATACTAAGAAAACATTTCTTGACTTCCTAGATAAGGGGGAGGTTCCTAACCTTCTTCTCTCTGGACCACCAGGATGTGGTAAGACAACAGTTGCTAAAGCACTTTGTGAGCAACTGGGATCAGATTATTATGTCATCAATGGTTCTGATGAGGGTAGATTTCTAGACACTGTACGTAACAATGCAAAGAACTTCGCTTCAACTGTATCGCTATCTTCTTCTGCCAAACATAAAGTCATCATTATTGATGAGGCAGATAACACAACCCCAGATGTTCAACTCTGTCTTAGGGCGTTTACAGAGGAGTTTATTGGAAACTGCAGATTTATCTTCACCTGCAACTACAAAAACAAAATCATTCAACCCCTTCACAGCAGATGTTCAGTCATTGACTTCTCCCTCAAAGGAAAAGAAAAACAGTTACTTGCTGAAAACTTCTTCAAACGTCTCCAAGAAATCCTGGATAAGGAAGGTGTTAAATATGACCAAAGAGTATTGGCAGAGTTAATTAATAAACACTTTCCTGATTGGCGTAGGGTGCTCAATGAATGTCAAAGATATGCTTCTGGTGGGGAGATTGATTCTGGTATTCTTGCAAACTTTGCTAATGTTAAGACAGATGATCTTTTCAAATGTCTCAAGACTAAAGACTTTTCTAAGGTCAGAAAGTGGGTGGTAGATAATTTAGATAATGATCCTACTGCACTTCTTAGGTCTATTTACGATGCTTGTTATGTATCTCTAGAAGGTGCTGGGGTTGCTGCTGCTGTGCTTATCATTGCTAAGTATCAGTATCAGAGTAGTTTTGTTGCAGACCAAGAAATAAATATGCTTGCCTGTCTTATTGAAATTATGGTAGAGTGTGAATTCAAATGAAGAACAAGAAACTACGCCATCAAGTTAAATCAAGATGGTATTATATTTTTTGGGGAATTGCTACTGTATCAGTAGTTTCAGGTCAGGTCTATGTTGGATCTGGTTTTAGAACAATGTCTAACTATGTTAATCAAGTATTGGAGAAACTAAATGAAGTACCTTCTAGCAGCAGCTAGTGCCCTTCTGATTGCCTCTCCTGCCCTAGCAGGAGGACCAGCACTAGGAAAGAGACACCACCATTATCACCATACAGGCACCCACAAACACTATCACTGTCACAAGAAAACAGGTTTATGTCACTGGCATAAACATTCTCACTGGGGAAAAGATGCTGGACATCATGGTAATAGATTTATGCATGGAGTAATCTATCGTGATAAGTATTATCACCACGATAAAAATTATTGGTATCCTGGTCCCTCTTGGCAGATTCACATCCACTAATAAATCATGAAATCTTTGAAAACTCCTCTTCGTTATCCTGGTGGTAAATCACGTGCTCTAACAAAAATTGTTCCTCATATTCCAAATTTGTCTGATTATCAGGAATACAGAGAACCATTTTTAGGTGGTGGTTCAGTTGCAATTCATATCACTAAAATGTATCCAGATTTAAATATTTGGGTAAATGATTTTTATACACCCTTGGTCAACTTCTGGCAACAATTGCAAGAGAATGGTAATGATATGAGAGACTTTCTTGGTTCTCTTAAAAGGTTTCATAATAATCCTGACAAGTGTAAGTTGTTGTTCAATTCATCAAAGGGTCACATCAATGATGAAAGTGTTGGTAATTTTGCAAAAGCTTGTGCTTTCTATATTGTAAACAAATGCTCCTTCTCTGGTCTTACTGAGTCATCATCTTTCTCTAAGATGGCATCAGAAAATAATTTTACTGAAAGAGGTATTGATAGACTTCCAGGTTTTCAAAAGATTATTGCTAACTGGAATATTACAAACTTATCTTATAAGGAACTATTAGATGAATCTTCAGAAAGAAGATCATTTATTTACTTAGACCCACCTTATGCTATCAAGGATAGTTTGTATGGTAAGAAAGGAAGTATGCATAAAGGGTTTAATCATGATGTATTCGCACGTGATTGTTCTGACTGTAGTATTAATATGCTTGTCTCATACAACTCTGATCAGTTGGTGAAGAATAGATTTGAGGAATGGGATACTGCTGAATTTGAACATACTTACACATTAAGATCTGTAGGTAAATATATGCGTGAACAGAAAGAAAGAAAAGAACTTTTGCTGTTGAATTATAAAAAA